TGTAGTGGTGAATCTTAAATTTTTACTGACGTATGGAGCTGTTTCTCCTGATACGCCTTCTGTTGTTAAATAGAAAGTATTCCAATCTATTGAACTGTAATCTTGTGTTGTGTTTGGACTAAAAACTTTTAACTGATAGAACCTTTGTCCTGCACTTGTCTGTAATGAGAGATTCCCCAACATAGGATCGTAATTAGCATTTGCAGGCAAAGGAGCACTTAAAAAAGGCCACTGAGGCTCTTCATTAATAATATCGAAGTAAGCTCGATTAACACAGTCTTTAACATATGCTTGAATACCTACAGCCGTTGAAAAATCACCAACCGCTAAAGGTACTTCATTTAACTCACGAAGAAGTTCATTAGTCAAATCTAAATATGATGTTGCCATTTACTTTTCCTCGGTAGTTTTTTTATCTTTCTTTTTAAAGATTGCATCCCAGTTGTTATCAAAGTTTTTTTTAGCTTCTCCAGTGTATGCCGAGCTATTTACTTTAACTACTCTTCCTATTTTCATACCTACTGGTTTGTTCGGTGAACCTATTACGTTTGACATTTTTTATACCTCTAAAAGATTGAGGGGCTTTTACACCCCTCGCACTTGTATTACATATTAGTCTAGAGTAGACACGTATGCTTTTGCTAATGCTTCGGGTCGTAAAACTTTAGAACCGAAAACATGCAAGCCACGACAGATGTCGCCAAAGCTTGAAGGATCACGAAGAACTTCAGTGTTTACGATAGTCTGAGCAGTAGATACAGCAGACATGTGACCTGCTAATACCTGATTAACTGCTCCGCCTTGAGTAGCAGCAGGACAGTTATTAGACTTATACATTTCAAAGCCACGTAACTTACCAGAGCTTACCAAGCCATTACGGATTGAACCCTGACCAGCATTGAAGTCTACTGACAACAACTTAGAACCAGACTGGCTTAGTTGCTCGTAGAACCAAGGTGGAGCTACAAAGTAACGGCCTTCTTCTGGAACATTTTGCTCATCAAGAAGACGGGCTAAACGAGCCATAACGTCAAGAGGATCAACGCCTGCACCACCAGCACCACCAATATCAATTGGCTTAGTGCCAGCGTCTGTAGCGTCTAAACCTGCAACATCAGTAGCTGCGTCAGCACCTACAACATTATCAGGTGTTGATGCAGATACACCAGCAAACATCTCTGCTAAGACTGTTGAGTCATACTTATCTTTCAAAGCATAAGCAGCAGATGAAGCAGCTACTTCTTTGAAGTTTACGTGAGACATTTTGCTTTCAATATCATCTACGATGAATTTGAATGCTTTTGCTTTGTCAACAACTAATGTAGTTTCTTGATCAGTCAGCATTGTTTGAGTAACATCTGCTGCACGAGTGTAATCAACAACATCAATTTCTGGCTCTTTGATGATCTTTACAGAATCACCGAAAGATGAGATTTCACCAGCGTAATCAGTGTTAGTGATTGCTTCTACTACTGAAGCTTTACGGAAAAAGTTTTGTACCTTTTTCGAGTAGACTTCTGGTAAGAAAAAAGCATTAGTTTGTCCAGCATCAGCTGAGTTAAAGTTACTGTTTGCGGCATTAGCTGCATTTTCAAAATTAGCCATGAGTTATTACTCCTAAAAAAAGAAAAGTGTGTAATTAACGCACTCGTCCTTCCATGATAGCTTGATCAATTTCTTGCTCATACTTATCATACTGGTCGAGACTAAGCGAATTAATTTCCCGTTGTGTCCAGATCTTAGCTTCATTAGTACCTACGGAAGTAGTTTTTGTAGATACCATGTCCGCTGCTGATCCAGTGGTTTGTGACGCTTTAGTCTTACGTTTACCTTTAGTAGAAATTCCAGATTCTAATTTATAGAGATCAATAGCTTTGATTGCTAGAGCTACATTATCAGGGTTCTCATAGATCCAACCTTGGATTTGCTCCGGTTGTTCTTTTGCCCAATCGTGAAAAGCATCATCGCCTCGAATGTCTTCAAAGTCGGGATGCTTACTACGTAAAGTTTCTTCAGCTTCTCTTCGTGCTATCGTGTTTTCACGTTCTTGGATCATATCCATTTTAGCTTGAAGTGCTTTAGTTTGTTCCTCAGTTTTTAAATGAGCAACAGTCTCTACTGTATCGAAAAGATCAGGATATTGATTTTTAAACTGTTCAAGATCTTCTGCGCTTTTTAACTGGACTTGTGGAGCGTTGCTCTCAGCCGCAGCTTGCAGTTCTAATTCTCGTTGTTTAAAACCAGAAACCTTTTCATCATAATGTTTCTTTAAATCATCGTATCGTTTTTTGTAATTAGTTCTTTGCTTTTTCCCAGTAGCTTCTTCAGGGGCCTCATCTGGGGTAGCCTGTTTGCTTGCTGGTCGTTCAAAGAATACTCCGTCTGCTGTTTCCGTACTTCCTTCATCTGACGTATGCCAAGACTTTTTAGAATTGTAAGGGTTTGCAGTTTCTTCTACTACTTGTTCGTTAGACATATTGTCACACTCCTATTGGGGCTTTTCGTCTTTCAAGGTGGCTGTTAAGTTAGCTAAACACAACAGGGTCTTGAATCAAAAGGTGGCCTCTAGGTTAAAAGTTAGTAAGGGGCTAAATAAATTTAGGTAGCCTTACCGATTATAAAAGACTTGGCATTCGATTAGCAGACATCATTTGTTTTTTAATGTCTCTATTCGTGTTGTCAACTTCAGATGCTCCGTATGTTTTTTCATCTTGGAGTGGATCTTCAGTTAAACCGCCAAATGCTTTTTGTACACGACTGCCTTCATCAAATGCACGTTCTGCCTCATCCATCATAAGTTGGAGGTTTTCTGCGCCTATTGAATCAACAGCCTTTTTGGTGAAAACAAATTCACCGTCCGATAACCTAGCTGGTATCGAATCTGATACTCCAGTACCAATTCCTTCTACGGAACCTTCACCAGAGAATTCTGCTGCAACGTCTAAGACTTTATCAAAGACCATTGCTAATTCTGCGTTGCTTTCCAAAGCTTCTGAAAGCATATCTTGTTCTTCTTCTGTAAGAGCTTCGCCTAATACGAAGTCTTGGAATTTGTCTACCATCTCATTATCAGGAAGTTGAGATGCTTCTGCTGCTGCCATCTCATTTTCAGGGATGTTGGAGTAAGTATCCTCAAGTTCCATTTCAGGAGTTGTGAGCATTGAACCTTCTGCATACTTCACTTTAAATTTATCATACATATTATTCTTTCCTATTCTTTGCTTCAGATACTTGCTCTTTAAGGGACTCTAAACTAACCAGAGAATTCACTCTCCCCTGCCTGCGGTACATTTCCTGTTCCGATGTTGCCGCCACCAGTGCCTGTAGCTCCAAGGTCTTGAGGTTGCTGAGGTGCTCCATCAGGGCTGACCATAGCTCCTTGTTGCTCGTTAGGGGCGACAGCTTCGCCGCCAGTTGCTTGTCCAGCATTCTGTGCTCCTATAATTTGTGCCATGATTGCGGCTTCTTCAGGATCATTTAAGATCTCATCAGGGTCTAAGTCTAAACTATACGCAAGCTCGCTAACGATCTTAGAGATCTTAACAAACGGTGCGATAGCAGGATTCTGTGCAGTCTGTAAGAACATCGTTAGTCGTTGACTACGTACTTCTTTCTGCATCAAGCTATTTGTACCCATAGCTTTAATTTCTAAATCGCCTTCTACATCTAGTGCGCCTTCAAAGAATTGCATGTTCCACTGGTAGTAAGCTTCGCCAAGAGGCTTGAGTAAGAAGTCATCTAAGTTCTTAACCACTGTTTTAATGTTTAGTGACGCTGCACCTAGTAACATAGACATGCCTGATGCAGTACGTGTCATAGACTGTACGCCTGTCTGACCATGTGAGTAACTAGGAATACCTGTTTGCTCATCTGCAAGTTGTCGAAACTTATCGAACATCATCATATTTTCTTGAGATGTGTTAGGAAACTTCATGCCATAGATGCTTTGTCCTGCTTGTCCTGCTTGTCTACGGAATACTTTTCCAGGATATATCTCCATATTTTGACCGCCTACAAGGGCTGATTCGTCCACATCGAAGACGAGAGAGCCACTTAAAGCTAAGTTGTCGATAGCCATGCGAGCATGACCATTCATTATTTGCTGCGAGTCATCCATGTTTTCCGCAACGCCAATACCAAAAAAGCTATAAGGATTGCGCTCATAGGCAAAAGCATTATAGGGAATTCGGTGAGGAGTAAATGGATTGACAACACTCCTGAGAAGCTTGCCGTTACTAATCCAAGCATTGATTTGAACTTCATCTAGATCATCTACCTCGTCTGGTAATTCCATTCCGACTTCACGAGCGTACTCTGCATCCATGACACCCCAGTATTCTAAAACTTCAAACTGTGCTGAGCCTGCATCATCTGATCTGTTATCGTCTTTTAATTCATGTTCGTAATCTTTCTCTTCGTAGTTAGGCCCCATCTGGAGACATTCACGAATAGCATCCTTATCAAAGTAAGG